GAATTTAGATCATAGTCAGGAAATGCATTTGGTCTTCCGTCAAGTATTTGCTTATCAGCATGGCAAACTTGAAAATCTCCTGGTCTCCAGCATACAATAGATGGAGGTCTTTTCTTAACTTTACAATTATAATTTTTATTCATTGAATCTTCCATTTTTGTAAGATATAAATCTATAAGATTATAAATTTCTGCATCCATCTCCTTAATCATTTCATGACTGCAAAGCCTGTTGTGCCACAGTGGTGCGCTATATTTTGATGGACCATCTGAATAATCTTCACTTTTCTTTTCATTATCCCATTTATTAATTGTTTTAACAAAATTCTGTATTTTTTTTAAATCTTCTGGTTCTAAAAAATTTTCTACTATTTTTATATTATTTTTTGAATTTCCAAAAGCTCCAGGAAAAACTTCCCATGGATTTTCGTCAGTAATATTTTTGTTTAGTTTACGTAAATCTTGATTCATTTGACTGTATCCTAACAGATATGATATGATAGAGTAATAGTATATCATAGTAAATAAAAAGACTCAAAAGGAAAATATGCAAGCACAATTTGTTTTTGATCCAAGATTAGGAATTATACTTTATCGTAGTGCTATAAGCAACCCGCAATCAATTATAGATCAATTAGAAGTATCCCTTTACAACAATAATGATTCATACTTTAAATGGAATCGCGCAACTACCGGAGATCTAGATCAGCAACTTAGTTATAGAAATTGTTCTGATTTTAAAATAGATCCAAATAATTTCCCTTGGGATCAACATATTGATTCCTCTGGAATAAGAGAAATATGCGCAAAAGTTCAACACTCACTCACACAATGCCTGTATGATTACGAGGCAAGATATTCAATTAAAATGGATTTTCAAGAATGTCTGAATTTTGTCAAATATGTACCTGGGCAACACTTTTCCCCTCATGCAGACCATGGCTTTAGTTATAACTGCACTGTTTCTTCAGTTCTTTATTTAAATGATAACTATGAGGGTGGAGAACTAACTTTTGATATTTTAAGATTTAAAATTAAACCAAAAGCCGGAGATATCATATTCTTTCCTTCCACCTACATATATGCTCACGGATCACTCCCTGTTTTGACAGGTACAAAATATTCAGTTGTTACCATGTTTGACTATAATGAGAGAACTCATAAAAACTTTAAATATGGATATAATTTAGATGGATCTCCAGCAGATCCAGAGGCAGGAAAGGGGATAAGGTTCCCGGGAGTTCAAGCGCCATTATTACAGCCACTTGATCAAGATTATTTATTTACAGGTATATAAAAAGATGACAGTAGTCACTCTTTCTCGAATGCATGAAAATGCAGTTGAAATTAGGCAGTCAAGATTAAAAAGAGACTGGATGGATAGAACATATAAAAAACACGCTTATCAATGTCTTCCTGTTACAACTGCAAATGTTAACGGTTGGGAGATGATTCTTCCAGAAGATCTTCTTGTCATTTGGGATGGAACCCCCAGTCCCGCTAGAATTCTCAGCGGTGGTGTTTACAATGGTTTTCACTTTGCTCACTCTAATATTCATGAAATGATTTCAATAGCAACTGGATGGGCCATAAATACAGAACCTGGATACAGCCTATGGACAACAGGATCCCCCAATTACTATATAGATGGGGCTTCTCCTATGACGGCAAGCATTCCAAGCAGTTGGTGGCCAGATGAGGTTCAGACTAATTGGGTTATACATAAAATAGGTGAACCTGTCTTTTTTCCAAAAGGATCCCCATTCTTATTTTTTACAATATATCCAACAGAATTACTTCCTAGTGTTGAATTTAAAACTGTTAATAGATTCGACGATAAAGAATTGTCTGAATCAAGAGATAAATACAACCATTTAAAATCTAAAAACGCAGAAGAAAAACCATGGACATGGACGAGGGGAATCAAAACTGGCACAGATGCAGATGGAAACGCAATAGGCCCATCCTATACTGGACCAGTAAAATTACAAACTCCAATTACAAAAGAACTTTTATAGAAAGGATCTATAATGATGCAATATAATGACGTTGAACCAAAGCATTTAGGAGGAGGAGTTGTTCTTTTTGAAAAAGCTGCAGATTTAGACTGGGATTGGATGTATGATTTTTGTAAAAATAGTGTTGAGCAAGAAAAAAAAGATATGTATACTCCTGCAAAAAGTCCCGATAATTTACACGATGGTTATATAAATAGAAGTGGATTTTGGTTTACTCAAAAAAGCATAGAGGAGATGCCCTATAGGGCAACAAGAATTCATTCCAATCCAGATTTGCAGGCAATAAAAACCTTAGCCTTTTTAGACCAAGTAAAGTACCACTGCCTCATTAAGTATATGGAGCTTTTTCCGCAGGCATATAAATGCGTTTGGTGGTACTCAAAAGGTCATATAACAGAATATAAAAATGGTTCGTATATGGGTCCTCACGCAGATATACAAACTGATTATCGATACGGTTTTCCGCATCCTTCTGGTCAACTAGCTATGAAAAATGTTATTGGAACAATATTTTATATCAATGATAGCGTAGATGATGTTAATGAGCTAAACGGAAAAAACTTTACCGAAGGTATTCACGAATTTACATATCTAAATATATCATATAAGCCCAAAAAGGGTGACGTTTTAATGTTTCCATCTGACTATATGGCAACGCATAAAATCCACCCAACGATGCAAGGAAACAGATACGCTTATTTAGGATGGTATTGTCAGGGTACTCCAAATAAAGAATTCAACGAACATGTATCAGATCCACTTAGCGATCCTGGTTCAATCATACGCGAAGTAAACGTATATTTACCTTTCTTAAGAGACGATTATTTTAATTACATTAAGAAAAAAGGATATCCAGAAAGTTCGCAGCAATACATTGTTGCTGCAGAAGTTACGCAAGGAACATACTAATGGCAAATAATCCAACTAATATTATTCATGAAGAATTGTACCCAAGAGTAGATGTTTATAAGAATTTATTACCCGATGTTGATCGACTATATGAAATTTTAAAAAAATCTGAATTAGATTCAAATGGAAAATTCTATTTAAGAAAATGGGATAGATGGTCAATTTTTGGAACATATACTCAAGAAAAGCACGAATCTTCAGAAGAAAGAGAATATGGTCATCAATATGATGATGAACTATATCTAAGCAATAGGATTTATGAAGCCTATAGTGCTGCTATTAATGATTATGTAGCAAGGCATCAGGTTCAGCTTCCGGCAGGTTCAACCATAATGACTTCATCGTTTTGTAAATATGACGAAAATGTTGATAGAATGGATAATGATTTTACCATGCACTATCACACGGACTTTATAATATCAGAAAGAGAAATGCCTGGACCTAAGTTTTTGTTAACATGTACGACATATATTAATGATGACTATGACGGTGGAGAGATATCTTTTTTTATAGACAATAAGATCATCGATTACAAGCCGGTAAAGGGTAGCATTCTTGTATTTCCATCTTTTGAGCCATATTGGCATGGTGTTAGGGAGATTAAAAATGGCAATAAATTTTTAGTTCGCAATTTTATTACATATACATACGAAGGATCTCCAGAATGGTTAAATAATCAAAAACGATATGGCGCCTATAAGTGGGCAAAAATGGAGCAAGAAAGAATAGAAAAAGAGACCGGTAAAACCATGCTCTATTTAAACAACAATAAAGTAATAGGCTATGAGGAGTTCCTGAAATTTAAAGAAAATAAAAATAATTAAGTTTAAAACAAAATAGTAAGATTAAGATTTATAGATTACTATTATCCCATATAGGATTGGCGGTTTAATAATCTATGAATAATGAAAAAACTTTGTCAAAAATACAACAATATAAAGAGGCTAAAATAAAGTTTTTCAATGATTTATGTGAAAAACTATCTTTAAATCCAGAAACAGTACTAAGTGAAGGTCTAGATCCATATCAATACGCAGAAGATGTCAACTACAACCTCTATGTTTTAGTTTCTAAAAATATAGCAATTATAGAAAATTTATAGGAAATTTATGGAACCAAAATACAAAATAGCTCCAAAAAATGTTAAAAATTTAGATATATCTCAAAATCAATTTTTAAGAGATTTAGATAATCTCAAGATACTAACACTTGGAAATGAAACTGCTCAATGCTTTCTCAAATCCAGTACTAAAGAAGAAAAAAAAACAGAATTTGACATATAGATTGGACAACAAATGAAGTATAATGCAGAAGCACATTTAGAGGATATAAATTCAGATCTAACAGCCTTAATGTTAGACCTTGGTTTAAATCCGCAAAACATAGATAACATTAGCTTTATTGACCTTAAAGAGGCTATAAAAACTACATACTTTATGGATTCCTATCCAGATCCTAACGATCCAAATGTAGAAAATAATCCAAATCTTGAAATTCGTTTTCAAAGAGCAAAGTCAATACTTAACGCAAGAAAACTTACGTATATACGTAAAATTGTTTCAGAAAGAGTATAATATGTCAGATTCAAATTGGATTACAGTAACAAAAGTAAGCAATGATCTCTCTAAGGCAAATCATACATCTCTTCTTACCATAAACGAAGAGAGAGCAAAGTGGCAGGAAGTTCTCAATGCAGAGCTAGCCGCAGGAGCAAATAGGGATTTAGATGCTATTGGCACAGTAGGATATCTTGTTTCCTATGAGTACATAGCTTTGGGCGCAGAAGAGATGCTTGAGCTGGCCAAGCAAGCAAGATCCCTTATGGAAATGTTTTTTAAGATTAAAAAGCCAGCAAATGCTCTTTTCGCAATCTCAGCTAGCTCGTTCCACTATCATTTTATCGAGGCTCTTGATGCAGAAACGATATATGTTGTAAACGACGAACATCTCTATAGGGGCGAAACATATTTCCTTAATAGGGAAACAACAGTAAATGTTCTTGATTATTCAGATGTGTTTTCTGGAGTATTTCCATCGGGTCTTGACTGTATTTGTTTTTCTGCAACAGATTTGTTTGCAGGATCAAATGATCAGTTGATTAATCAAGCCTTTGATGCACTTAATGAAAATGGAATCTTAATAGTTTACGATGCAAATGATGGAATGGCTTTATATCATGAAACAAAAATTGTTCCAGGCTATAAGGTACATCAAAAACTTTTGGCCCTAGAAGGAGCCAATGTTTATCACATTCCAACAGCAATGTCATTCACGGTGGTGACTAAGAATTCTTAATTTTACCTTAAAATGTAGAGAAAAAAAAGAACTCTGTCTAAAAGCTAATCAACTAGATGCTACAAGCGATATAAAAATTGTATCTAGACATTTGGATTATCCAAATGGATTTAAGGCACAAAATACCTACCCTATATTTGTAAATATAGAAAATCCGATATTTTTTCCAGTTCAGAAAACTAATTCTGAAATTAAATTTATTCTGGACTTTCCACTAACAGGATTTTATGATTTGCAGGTATTTGCAAACAATGATATTATTGAAATAGGATTGGCAGAAGTTATAACTACATTGGTTTGATTATATGTATCAATTAAATATGACAGACTATAGTTTTGTCTCAAGCGTATGGAAAAATACATCCATTATTAATGGATTCTTTTTTTTAGATTCTAAAAATATTTCTAAAATAGTAGACAATATAAAATTAAATACTTTAAAAAATATACAAACAAATAACCTCTATAAATTTACATATAATAAAGATGAAAGTGTAAAATTTTATCCATTTTTAGATATTTCAGAAAAAATAGATATTGATAAACATTTTTTTGTTTATAATGTTAGTTTTTTAAAAAAAGATTTTGATTCTTATCTCACTAAAATAGTTCAGTCACCAATGAATATGTCTAACCCATTATGGGAAATACATGTTGTTAAGTCTGATTTGGAAAATAAAGCTGGCATTATTGTGAGAATGCATCATGTAATTGGTGATGGATCAGTTTTTTTTAATTTTATAAAATCTATTTTTAATCCTAAAAAAAATAACATTAAAGTAATTAATAATAATTTTTTTGATTTATATAAATATATAAAAATAATTAAATGGTGTATAAAATTCGTTGCACTAAAATTGGCAAATATCTTTAAAAAAGAATTAGTTCGCAATCTTCCAGAAAAAACCTATGCTAGAAAATGGGAAAAAGATCACTCTGAGAAAAAAATAATTCAATACAAAGAAATGCCCTATAAAAGCTTTAAACCTTTGTTGAATAAATTTTCAATAAATTTTCAAACATTAGCGCTTTATCTTTATGCAAATACCTATAAAAAATTATCGCAAGATCTTGACGGAACACTTTTAGCTGGTATGGCTATAAATGTAAAAAAACACAAGTATGGAACATGTGTGCATACATTGTTATGTGATCTTCATTTAGATAAAGATAAATCAACTAAAGATCATATTAATTTAATAAAACAGTCTTTTAACGATGAGTATAATTATTTCTACAAAACTAAAATAAAAAACATATTTCTTTCCATATATTATTCTCCATTTAAAAGTACGTTTAAAAACGCATGGAAATTGTTTTTTCCTAAATCAGCATCCACCTATCTTTCTGTTACCAATCATAAAAACATGAATCTTCAAATATTAGACGCTAAACTCGATAATTATTACGTAATTCAACCCTATCCTGAAATACATGGTAGTTCTGGAATATCAATAAATATGCACAGAAATAACGATTATGTATACATAACAGCAGTTGGATACCCAAATAGATTTTTAAAGTCAGATCAATTCCTTGATGAGCTAGAAAAACTGGTTATTAAATTAGGTAATGAAAATGTTAACGATTGAGAACATTGATCCATATCTAGATTATTCCGAAAAAAGAAAAAATACTTTTTATATAGACAAAAACAACTGCTATAACTTTTATAGGTATGATGATGTAATTAAAATTTTAAAGAATCCTATATTTGGGAGAGAAATTACCGAAAGAAAAGATGATATATATTATTCTTTTTTAGATTCTGATGATCCATATCACATAAAGCTAAGAAGAATAGTTGCCCCATTTTTTTCACTTTCATACATTAAAAAGTTTGAAAATAAAATTATAGATTTAGTCAATAAAAAAATATTTGAATTCAAAAAAAAGTCTCAAGTTGATTTAGCAGTTGACTACACTCTTATTCTTCCTTTTGAAATTATTTCAAATTTGATAGGTGCTCCAGTTATTAACACAGAAAATATTAAATCAATATCCTCCGGAATAGTTAATGCATTAGATCTCGACTATATGAATAAAAAAGAATTTTTAAAAACTTTACAAGAACATAAAAAATCTACAGAATATTTAGCTTCTTTTATGTCAGATGTTTTGGATTATAAAAAGAAAAATCCACAAGATGACTTATGTTCCTTCTTGGTTCATTCACCAGAACTTTCTGCAGGAGAAACGCTAACGTTCTGTCTACTTTTGTATATAGCCGGTTTTGAAACTACTACAAATATGATTGGTAATTCAATATATTACTTATTGAAAAATCCAAAATCTAAAGAGCATGTATTTCAAAATGGACTTAGCAACAATGGCATAGAGGAACTTCTAAGATATGACACATCTATACATAGAGTATTAAGAAAAGTAAAAGAAGATTTTTTATTTGAAACTAAAGATTGTAAAATAGAATTTAAAAAAAATCAAAGAATTTTTGCACATATTGCTTCAGCTAATAGGGATGAAAGCATATTTGAATTTCCTGATATATTAGACCTAAATAGACATAACGCAAGTAAAAATATTTCTTTCTCATCAGGAACACATTTCTGCATAGGATCATTTTTGGCAAAACTAGAAATGAAAGTATTAATTGAAAGAATTATACAGGCTTTTCCAAACATGGAACTAACGGATGAGTTTAAATGGAAATCATCTAAAACATTTAGAGGTCCCGATAAAATGATTATACAAACAAATCATAGGGCACTGCAATGAGTTTATTTGGATTATGGAGCATAAAGTTAGAATCTGAAATAGATTTTCAATTTGATCTTCTAGAAATAGACTTTTATTCCATGGATGTTACAATATTCAATACAGCTAAGATCTATAGTGGCAAATCAAGTTTTGAACTGTTAAATGTTGATATTGAAAACTCTTCATTTAGATTGTCTGGATATGTTCATGAGCCAATTTTTCATGAAATACAAATATCTGGAACTCTTAATGATGGTCAGATTCATGGTCAAATTAGCCTTGACAACGCCTCAAAGGTGACCTTTGTGGGCATCAAAGTAAATTAGCTTAACACATTAAGTCTTCGTTGGTTACTATATATGATATTCGGAGGATAGCATGTTTTACGGAAGCCCTATTGCATATAACGAACAAGGCTATTCATATACTGGCACTCTCTATATCTATGTGCCGGGAAATCCTAACCCTATAGTAGTTCCCAATATATCAGTATTTTATGCACTTAATGAAGATTATTCAAATTTAACCACGATTAGCATACTGAGTATTGAATTTGAGGGAGACGCCATAATTACTGTTATTCCCGAGAATGAAGACTATACTGCTCTTCTGACAGCAGAAGTAGTATATTTAACAGGGGGAAATGAACTATCAGTAGGATAAAAAAGATTGTACTATAAAGACATGCCTTTTAAAGATGGAGAATTATGTCTACTAGCAACGTATTGGTAAATGATACTGTCAAATTAAAAGTAAAATTTTTAGATCAAGACATAAATGGAAATCAGGTTGAAGCAACCATGAGTTCTGTCAATGTTAAAATAGTAAATTCAAGCGAAGAAACAATAGTCAATACATTAGCAACTTTATTATCTGGTTCTGAATATTTTTATAATTTTACTCCCACTGTTGCTGGCGCTTACGCCGTAACCTTTACTCGGAACCACTGCATCTACTCCATCTAAGACAATAATATCAAGAACAAATATTTACGCAAGCACAAGCACCGTAGAGTATAAGCCCACAGTAACCCTTAGGGCAGATGAAACTATTGTATTTGCTCCAGATCTTGAGCCGTTATATCTTGATCCAGAAGAATTATTATCGATTTTTCCTGACGCTTCCTTGATAGAAATAGGAGAAATGATATATCATTACTCTCTTGAGATTAAGGAAATATATGGCTTAAATGACGATGTTGATGGCTCTACTCTTCCTTTTACAATTTTAGAATATATCAAGGCGGCAGCTGCCTGTGAATTAAGTAGAACATATGGTTTCGGTGGAGATGATGAGCTGTCTTTGAAGTTGGCAGATCTGGAAATAACCAATAGATCCGCCCCTAGACAAGTGGCAACCAGATCCAATGCAACAACTTGGTGTCAGATAGCAGCTTCTCTCAGGAGAGAAGTGCTTGCCAAAAAAGTCTCCATGAAAGGAGTAATGCCAAAGGGTTTCCCTAATGCAAAGATAAAAACTTCTGGCAGAAGAGTAGACTCTCAAACAGGAAAATTGGTGTACTTATCTGATTTAGATTTATACGGTCCTGGAAGAAGCTTTGCGGCAAAAGATGAGCCGACTTTCGATAGAGACTTAAGGCAATATGATTAATTCTAAAAGTGTATTCAATAAAATTTTGAGACAATGGGGTCATGATATTCTTTTGCAAAGACGATTGTCTGATGATGGAATGTATTCTGACAAATTTGAAAGAGTAACCACAAGACATGTAACAGCGGCTTCAAGATATTTGGCTTCAACAAAAGAAGAGCAAAGAGAAGGGTTAGTTACCAATTCTGACAGGATTTATTATTTTGAATCAAAAATAAATCCAAAACCTGGTGACAGAATATACGAAACTTCTCAATCAGATTTAGAAGATTATTCTCTTTATTTAATAGAAGAATGCTATCCTGTTAGAGGTAGGTATGGAAATATAGAGTTTTGGACAGTCGGAGCATCAAAAGAGGAGCCAGCAACTTAATCATGTTAGTGGCAAGAGCTTCTCAGATTGTAACCATTCCCTTTGTATATAGATCTGGATACGAATATGTTGACCCTACCGCAAATATATTCATTTACCTTAAAAGAGGTTTCAATTCAGGCGGCCCAACAATTTCTGGTCCCTACATATTCGATACAAGTGCAGCTATTGCCGCTACTCCACAGTACGTTCAGCCATTCCCGGATGGAAGTAGTCTTGAGAGAATAAGCCAAGGTTCTTATCAGCTTACTCTAAAAATTCCTTCCAACATATTTCCAGGTCAATATACAATAGGAATTAATACAACCTCAAATGGCTCTTCTGACATAAAAGAAATACCAATCACAATAAAACGCCCAGAATCAACACCAGATGATTGGAGCTCTACCCCAAATTATTCAAATTATTCAATGGTAGATAAATCTGTTTCGTTAAATGAAAGATCAAAATACAGAGAAATAAATCAGTTTGAAACAAACAATATATTGCTGATAGGTCATACGGATGCAATAGAACCTTACGGAATTCAAAAAATATCCTCAATGCAAGAGGCAATTGACATACTTAGGGCCGACTTTAATTCACCACTTTTAAGGGGAGTTTTTGATGCGTACAGCGGTGGAGCAAGAGATATATACATAATGTCCTGCGGATACATGAGTGAATATGTTGAAAATGTATTAGAAAGAAATAATAAAATTTTTCAAGGAACAGTTGGAGATACATTTTCTTTTTACGAAGCCTATTACGACAGGCTTGCAGAATGCTACTCATTAATAGAACAATATGAATTTATAGACATAATAGTTCCATTAGAAGCTTCTTTTATAAATACAGGAACAGTAAATTTTGCAAAACAACTTTCTATTGTTTGCGGAAGAATACAAGAAAACACTGGAGAAATAACAATTGGAATACTTGGTTCGAGAAACCAAGGAATGAGCAGTTCCGATATTGCAGACATTTTATCCAAAAATTTTGAGATACCAAGTATAGTTGATTCCAATGGCTTTATAACAAAAGACTATGGAAAGCATATAGTCATGATATATGGAGAAGCGGTTTTTAATCACAAGCAGATTCAAAGATCTTATACGGCATCGGTTGCAGCCGTTGTAGCCGGTATGTTGAGCTCAACGCAAGTAAATCTAGGCCTTAGCAAGCAAAGAATTCCTTCAGCACTAAGCATATATGGTGTTGATCCAAAATCAGGAGAGGTTAGGGCACTTTCGCAAAAAGGAATTAACTGCATATCAAGAGGTGGTAGATCAAGAAGATTTGCAGGGCAATACGATGTATACTTAAGCGGAGATCTAACTCAATCAATAAGTGAAAATTTTAAAGATTCATCCAATATAAGACTAGCAGCAATGCTGATATCAGAAGTTCAAGCTATAGGAAACAATGCAATAGGAAAATTTAATTATAGCAAGGCCGGAGAAACTGTGCAATCTTTATTGAGGTATTTAAAACAACTAGATATAGTTAGAGACTATAAGCTAGAGATTTATGGAGATAGAGAAATAAAAGGAAAAATGTATTTTAATATAACAATAATGTCTTCAAGAACTTTGAGAGAAATATCTTTTAACATAGCTACAGGCAGGGGCGTATAATGCCGCAAAATCCAATAAGATTTCCAGTTCCCAATGTAAACGAAATTAATCACAATAGGCTTGGTGGTCCACCGCTACAAGCACATGGAAATTTAACATACATTGAATTTATAACAGTTGTAAAATCATTGTGGGAAAATGCCTATCCGATGATAAAGATTAAGCCTACACAATCTGGGGACTATGCAGAATACCCAGTAATAGTCTATGGGTTAGAGCTCAAGAGAGCTCATTCAGTGGAGCCAAAGCCAAAAACAAGAATTCCACCCAATGAAGGAATAGCTATTTATGGTCAAAGATTCCAAAATATAATATCCTTTTCGGTTATAACCAAGGCTGAGTCAGGCAAGGCAAAAGGCGCTTTGGCCAGATATTCAGGTCCGGAAGCAGCTGATAAAATAATGGAAACTTTTGAAGATTTTATGTTAGAACATACTCCCGTTTTTAAAAGACTGGGAGCTTCAGAGTTTGTTTACGCAAGAAGACTTTCAGATTCTGAGGAGAATAGGGAATCAACAGACATATGTAAAAGAACTGTAACTTATATGCTTACCACAGAAAAGCTAATGGGAATGGAAGTTGAAAAGATAGAAAAAATAGCGGTAGACGTAAGAAGGTATATGGCCTATGAAAAGGAAATATGGGACGATTTTTATGATTTTAATAACTCAGCCACTCCCAATTATGACGGAACAGAATTGAATATAATAGACCTTCATCAGACAGCTACTCCAAATTCTTAATTCTGATATTCTAGTTTGTTTTTAGGGTATGGTCATTACTATAAATACGAAGTAAAATATATTGTCGCTGCAAGCGGAGGTTTAAAAGCTAATGGCTCTACCAGGTGTAAAAACAGTTATTAAGGATAGATTTTATAGCATTTCTCGCCAAGACATTCCAGTTGGCCCAAGAATTGTTCTCATAGCCCAAAGAGGCACTGCTGACGGAACAGGAAACGTCAAGGATCTTGATGTGGTTCAAGCTACATCAGAAGAAGACGTTATCACTGCTTTTGGAGAAGATTCAGACGTCCATAGAGGATACTTTGAATTGGTTGCTGGAGGCGCAGAAAGAATAAACATTGTTCCACTTCCATCTGACTCAGTATGGAATCACACAACCGGCACCATCACTAGTGCCACCTACGCTGCCGCTGGTGGCGGAAATGTATTCGATGCCGCGTTCGAAGCAGCAGAAGCAGCACAGCCAGACATCATAGTGCCTTGGGGCCGCGGTTCTCACCCAGACGAGTGGGAAGATCCCGCAACTCCAGGCAATGATCCAGAATTTGGTTTTTATGCAAACAATGGTACTGGAGCTGGTAGCTGGGCACTAAAAGTTGCAACAAAGGTCAAGGACATCTCGGAAAATTCACACGCATGCTTTGCAGTGCTCGGCATCAAGCCATATGTTGGAACTTCTGAATTCATGACACCATCTCAAGTTGGAACTCACCTCTATAATTCCGGAAACGGTCCAGCAAATCTAATTTCTAGAGATGGATCTTCCATGGAAGAGATTGGTAGACACGTTGTTGTGATAGCTTCTGAAATGAAGCCAGTCAACTATAATCCCGACTGGGGATATGCAAATGGAGCAACAACATTTGCAGCCGCAATAAGCAGAATGTCTTCTTTCACTTCTCCAGTGAATAAAACAGCTTACAACGTTGCCAACCTCAGATACAATCCATCAAGAACTCAGCAAGAAAAGCTCGCTGATCTTGGCGTAAACTTTGTCGCCCTAAACTTCAATAAGATTCCAGTCTTTGTTGAGGGATTGACAATGGCAGCAGCATCATCGGATTACACAAGAATATCAACAATGAGAATTATCACAGAAGCTGCACTTCTAGTGAGACAAGTGTGTCAGAAGTTTGTTGGAGAAGCATCGACGCTACAAACGCGCAATTCGATGGAAACAGCAATAACTTCAGCACTACGCGGGATGCAACAAGTTGGTGCCTTGCTGGACAGTGACTTCACAGTAAGTTACTTCCCAGCAGAAAACAAGGCGTTTGTTGACCTCGTGCTTACACCTGCATTTGAACTTAAGAATATTGAAGTTCAAGTTGCAGTTTCAATATAAAACATATAAATAATATACCGAATTAGGAGGGTATAATATGGCAGGAGCAGACTATTACGACAGTGCGGTAAATAAGTATCTTAATACTTACACCACATTTTCGGGCGCAGATATAGTTGCCACTTTTGGTGGTATTGAAATCGGCGCACTATCAGGAATAACCTTTTCAGTAACCAGAGAAAAGGCTCCCATTTATACAATGGGTTCACCAAATCCAAGATCTTTCTCAAGAGGAAAGCGTGGAATAGCGGGATCTTTGATCTTCACAGTTTTTGATCGCCCAGCACTCTACCAAATGCTTGAAGCAAATCATCAAAAGGACAACGCCCAAATGTTTTACACAAGAAGGCACAATACTCTTCCTGGAGATGTTGGACACAAGCGTGGCATAGCTGAGTTTTCGAATCAGGACTCTGACATAGTTTCTCAGGTTCCATTCTATGCTGACCAAATTCCTCCATTCGATATTACGATAACCTTTGCCAACGAATATGGTCAAGGTGCAGTTCGTTCGATCTATGGCGTTGAACTTCTGAACGAAGGATCAGGCGCTTCGATGGACGACATCGTAATCGAAGAGACGATGACATATGTGGCAAGAGAAATCGGACCAATGTACAGAATAACAACCGATCAACTTGCAAACGGTAAATTCAATACTGGAGACCTCAGAGACATCATCAATAGAGATGCAGTCGCAGAGGCTGGTCTAAATCCAAAAATAATTAGACCATAAGTATAAATTTACTATCTCACATTTGTGGGCGGGGAAGGTAAAGGGAAACCTCTTCCCCGCCCCATTTTTTATATAGAGGTTATAAATGAAAAGAATTGATCCTTATCCAGTAGCAAACTTTGGTCGTGGATTCAATACTCCATATGACAAAGACGCAATGACAAAGGCAAGAATTCAAAGAGGAATGCCTGATCCTTTTTCCAATATGTCGTTTGCTGGAACGGATATTACTGCAACGATAGTTGTCCCTAATATAGACAGAGCTAATGGAACAATAAATACAACTAATTCAGTTGACGTATTAGAGCTGGCAGAAATTCAAACAATATCCTATTCAATTCACAGAGAAAACTCCCCGATTAGAACGATAGGACATGTAAATCCAAGGGGTTTTGTCAAAGGTGGAAGAACAATAGGTGGATCTTTAATATTTACAGTTTTTAACGAGTACGCATTTTATAGAATAAAAGAATTCAGACAAATCATGGCAGAAACCGGATCATTTTTTGCACCCCTTGCAGACATGCTTCCGCCGTTTGATATAGTGCTAACTTTTTTTAATGAGTACGGCCTTGGTGCAAAAATGAAAATATACGGCGTAACAATAGTTGACGAAGGTCAGACAATGTCTGTCGATGACTTAATTACAGAGCAAACATACATGTTTATGGCCAGAGGAATTCAGCCAATGGTCTCAATGGAATATGATCCAATGCTTCTTGGTTCTGAAGAAATGGCTGTTTATAGAGAAAAACAAAAGAATTATTATGGTGAAGATAAAATGTAAGAATACACAACCCTTATAGACAGAATAAGGAAGCCTTAAAATGGCAGATTCAGTAAATTATCATAATGTAGTAGGAAGAAAGCCATACAGGCCCTTCAGTGCCTATCTTCCACCAGATTTAGCTGCAGATCCTGAGACGCTTAAAAGCTTTAATCCACTTGATGAAGATATAGATCTTCAGTGGGGTGGCGAATCTGTTGATCGCAATAAGTTCAACATGTATTATGATTATTACTTCAGCGGAGAAGATGTAAAGATTTACATAGATGGACTTTTTGATGCCGGTTATGAACTTGACATAGCTTCATTTTCATTTAGTATTAGACAAGAAAAATCTCCATTGTATGGATTTTGGTCCTATAACTTCGATGCCGTTATGACAGGAACAAGACTCATTCAGCGGAGAGTTTGTTATCTACACCAGATATCCAGGAAGAATGAGAGATCTTTTATCAGATGCTGCAGCAACAAGAGCAAAATTTTATTCAGGAGATCCAAAATCTCAGATACAATCTTACTTAAGAAGCAATTCAGAAAACATAGAAGATGAAAAAAACATTCAAAAATACTGGGGAGAACAAACTCTCAATAAAATATCATCTCTTGACAGACTTTCATATGATAGGTCAGGTTCAGATTCAAGGAATATATTCAGTTCACATCCTCCATTTAATTTTATAATTAAACATGGAGCTCAGGAAGGTTCAGTCACTACGTTGGCCAAAAAAGATGTCACGCAGCAAGATGGGAATTTTGAGACAATAGATAGACTGATGTCATTGGATTATAATGACAGGCTAATTCAAAAAAGTATATCAAACCCAATGGATATAGTTTTACAAAATATACACCTACTCTCGATGGGAGCTTCCTATCAACCAGGTGGAGCACCTTTAATGGAAGCCTATCAATTCCTTGCAAGAGATATGTATATTTCTGATGGGACTCTTAAAGAACCAGTAGAGGTAACAGTCGCAAATAATGATCAAAAGGGCTCAAATCAAACACCTTCAACAAAAGTTCAACAACCACCAACAAATGTACAGTTGACAAATAGAAGTGACTTGTCAAAGCTTTACGATACTAACCCAAGATAAATATGATACAATATAGTGAAAGATTTAAATAAAACAAATAGGAGAAAACATGTCTGATGTAAATAGAAAAGTAACTGTAAAAAATCTTCCCGAAGAAGCAGAAGCAATTGGTGCTGAAGAAGTATTGGAAATTGCTCCAGAATCTGTTCCATCTCAAGATGCCGCAAAAGCAATGGAAGAAGCCTTGGATCAGCCTCCATCAGCAGTGGAAGACCTGCCAGATGATGAATTGATTTGGCCCGGTGGACCTACTGCAGGTCAAATCAAGATGTGGAAACAAGAATATGGCGATGTATACGTTACATCAATAACTTACGACAAGCATTTTGCATGGAGAACCTTGAATAGATTGGAATACAAAAACCTGATGAAAAAAATGGGTCAGCTAGTTCAAGCTGGTCAGCTTAGTCAGGAAGAAGCGTCTTTATGGAATGAAGAGGCAATCGCAGAAATCTGTATTTTGTATCCAGCTTTTGACAGACAATCTCTGGTTTCGGAAATGGCTGGACTGCCCTCCTTGATAGCACAAGAGGTGCTTGAGGCATCTGGATTCCAAGCACTAGAGGTTCGTCAACTTTAAAGATGAGCCATGTTGACACCAGAACAGCTGTTTAAATTAAAATCTAAATTTGGCACTGTTTTTGAAACTACTCTAAAAAAAGAAACAATAATATTTAGAGAGCTAACTTTTTCTGAGTTTGATAGAATTAGTGAGCACCAAAATTCTGGTGAATCCAACGAAGAAATAGAAGACTTAATAATAAAGTCAGCAGTAATTTATCCAACAGATTTGCAGTTGGATAAATATCCAGCAGGAATGGTTTCAGCGTTAGCTGAAGAGATATTGTCTGAATCTGGTTTTGCAGACCCATCAAAAGCCAAAGCCGTTTTAGAACAAAAGAGAGCTGAAGCAAGCCAGGTTAGAAGCTTAATGAAAGCATTTGTTTTGGCTACTATAACATCATATACTCCCGAGGATTTGGACAATTTAACATATCCAAAGTTGGCAGAAAAAGTTGCGTTATCGGAAAAAATCATAGAAATACAACAAGCAATATTGGCCATAGAACCAACAAATGTATCTCTAAAATTGATAGATCCTAACGAAGAAGCACAAAAAGAAAACGAAAAAGCTCAAAAATATGATAAGTCCAGAAAAGACGGAGAAGCAAAATATAATGACCCAATTGCACAAAAACTGTGGGGCATGAGATAATAAAGGGGTAAAACTTGTTTAGAGATAGATCGTCTCTCATAAACGTTGGGTATGGCATAACATCCAGGGACATACCCGATGCCAACAAGGAAGAAACCAACCCTAATCCAAGTTCTGGTTTAATTTC